CTACTGGCGCACCAAATGATGAGTCTATTGACGCAGACTATGAATATGCGAGAGAAAATCTAAAACTATTCATTGAGCAAGGTAAAGTTGCTATGGAAAACATTATCTTCTTAGCCAAAGAAGGTGAGTCTCCAAGAGCATATGAAGTTGTTGGTCAGTTGATTAAAACATTGTCAGACACGAACAAAGATTTGTTAGACTTGGGTAAAAAAGTAAAAGACTTGAAGAGTAAGAAAGATGATACACAACAACCACAGCATGTAACGAATGCGTTGTTTGTTGGTAGCACAGCAGAGTTACAGAAACTAATTGGTAAGAGATGACAGCGAAATCCTACTTAGGAAATTCTAATCTAAAAGCATCTGGCGTACCACTCAATTTTACAAAAGAAGAAATTGAAGAGTATGTCAAATGTGCTGACGATCCGATATACTTCATTGAAAGTTATTGTAAGATTGTTACGCTAGACCACGGGCTTCAGCAATTCAAACTGTATGATTGTCAAAAGAACAAAGTAAAGATTATCCATGAGAATCGTAAAGTTATTCTTATGGAAGGGCGACAGCAAGGTAAGACAACAACATCTGCGGCATATATTCTTTGGTACACATTGTTTCAAGGAAGCAAGACTGTAGCAATTCTAGCGAATAAAGCATCTGCCGCTAGAGAAGTTTTATATCGTTATCAAATCATGTATGAAAATCTTCCTACATGGCTTCAGCAAGGTGTCACTACATGGAACAAAGGTGACATTGCTTTAGAGAATGGATCAATCGTATTCACAGCCGCAACAAGCGCATCAGGTATTCGTGGTAAGTCAGTTAACTTATTGTATGTTGACGAAGCCGCTATCATACCGAACAATGTAGCAGAACAATTCTTCACCTCAGTTTATCCTACGATTTCTGCTGGTGAAACGACAAAGATTCTGCTAAGTTCTACCCCACTAGGATACAACCATTTCTGGAAGTTCTGGAATGACGCTGAAAACGACAGAAATGGATTCGTGAATCTATTCATTCCATATTGGGAGATTCCTGGACGTGATGAAAAGTGGGCAGACACACAGCGCAAACTATTGGGTGAGTTAAAGTTCAATCAAGAGGTGCTATGTAACTTCTTGGGTTCTAGTCTCACACTAATTGCGTCCGACTCTATTGCACAAATGTCCGCTAAACCTATCATGTATCAGAAAGATGGACTTGACATTTATGAAAAGGTCGAAAAAGATCATGCGTATTGTATCGTTGCAGACACCGCTAAAGGTGTTGGTGGTGATTACTCAGCATTTCAGATTATCGACATAACTCAGATGCCATACAAAATTGTGGGTAAATACAGAAACAATCAAATCAGTCCACTTTTGTATCCATCAGTACTTTATAGAGTCGGTAAAGAATACAATGAAGCATACGTTCTAATTGAAATAAATTCTTCAGAACAAGTTGCAGAGATTCTTTATGGTGAGTATGAATATGAAAATATTATATCTGTTAGTAGAACACCTCAAGGGCAGGTTGTCAATGGTGGATTTGGTGGGGGTAAGACACAACTAGGTGTTATTACAGACAAGAAAGTCAAACGCATCGGTTGCTCTAATTTAAAGTCAATGGTTGAAGAGAAAAAACTTATTATTACAGATGCAGATACTATAGCAGAAATTTCAACATTCATCGAAAGAAAAAATAGTTATTCTGCTGACGAAGGATATCACGATGACTTAGTTATGCCTTTAGTGTTATTTTCGTGGTTAACGACAAACTCATATTTTAAGGAGTTGACAAACATTAATATTAGAAAAGAATTGTACGAAGCTAGAATCAAAATGATTGAGGAAGAAATCACACCTTTTGGCTTCATAAATAATGGCGAAGAAGAAAATCAATTAGTCGATGTAAGTGGCCAGGTCTGGCAGGTAGAGAATTATCACAAAACTGATTTTTTATAAATAAATTAAACAAACCTAACACCAAAACATCATTATAACAAGGAGAATTCAATGGCTATAAGTCTAATTTCACCAGGAATCAAGATCACCGAAACAGATTTGGTATCTTCCTCACAGGCAGTATCTTCAACATCTGGCGGTTTTGCTGGTCAGTTCCGTTGGGGTCCTATCGATAAAGCAGTACAAGTTACAAACGAAACCGATTTGGTAACTCGATTTGGTAAACCAAATGCAACTAACGCAGTTGATTTCTTGTCAGCCGCTAACTTTTTGGGCTACTCTGGTTCATTGTTTGTTGTTCGTTCCGCAAACACAGCGTTGAATGCTACAGCAGAAGCAACAACTGGTTCAGGTACAGCAGGTACTGGTACATCTATTAAGAACGATGACGTATACATTAACACAGCATCATTTAACGTTGGTCCTTGGGCGGCTCGTTACTCTGGCGCATTAGGAAATTCACTTAGAGTTTCTGTTTGCCCAAGCGCAAATGCATACTCTAACACATTGACTGGAACATATAGCGTAACAGCAGGTTCTACAACAGTTACTGGTACTGGTACTGCCGCAAACACACAACTTCAAGTTGGTGACTTTATCGTATTGTCTGGTCGCTCAACTAAAGTTACTGCCATTGCTAACGCAACATCATTGACTATCGAATCCGCACACTTAACTGGCGCATCTGGTGCTACAGCAACACGCCGTTGGGAATTCTTCGGTGAGTTTGATTCTGCACCAGGAACATCTACAAGTGGTGCGGCCGCTGGTGCATCTGGTGATGAAATGCACGTTGTTATTCAAGACGATACTGGCGATATCACTGGTACAGCAAATACAGTTATAGAGAAATTCGGTTACCTTTCTAAAGGTTCTAATGCTAAAGCAGATACTGGCGGTAGCAATTACTACAAAGATGTAATTAATGATCGTTCAAATTATGTTTGGTGGACTGCCCACGACAATGCTGGCTCTAATTGGGGTAACACATTGTCTAGCACAACTTACACAGCAGTAAACACACCTAAGACATATTCTTTAGCTGGTGGTTCTGATGGTAACGCATTGACAGATGGCGATAGAGCAACATCTTTTGTATTACTTGCAAACAAACAAGAAGTTCCAGCATCTATTATCGTAGCTGGTCAAGCATCTGCTACAGTAGCAAACAGAATTATTGCTGACGTTGCTGAAACTAGAAAAGACGTTGTTGTTTGTATTTCTCCATTGAGAGCAAACGTTGTCAACAATGCTGGTTCTGAAGCATCTGCTATCAGCGCATGGGCAGATACAGTTTCACGTTCAACATATGCAGTCGCAGACAGCGGTTGGAAATATCAATATGACAAGTACAATGACGTATATGTTTATGTTCCATTGAATGCCGACACAGCAGGTTGCATGGCACGTAACGATTTGAATCGTGAGCCATGGTTATCTCCAGCTGGTTTCAGCAATGGTCGTGTACAAAACTTAGTTCGTTTGGCATACAATCCAACACAAGCTGACAGAGATACATTGTACAAGGCATCCATTAATCCAGTTATCACACAAGTTGGTCGTGGTACAGTATTGTTTGGTGACAAGACATTCACGTTGAAGAACACTTCAATGAATCGTGTTAACGTTCGTAGATTGTTTATCGAATTACAAAAGACAATCGGGCAAGCCGCAGACAATGTATTGTTTGACCAAAACGATGCAACAACAAGAAGTGGTTTCGTAAGTCTAGTTATTCCTTACTTGAGAAGCGTTCAGTCTAGAAGAGGTATTACAGCGTTCAGAGTTGTTTGTGACGAAACAAACAATCCAGAAGATGTAGTAAATTCTAACGAATTCGTTTGCGATATTTTCGTACAACCAATCCGTTCTGTTAACTTCATTCAACTTAACTTTGTCTCTGTAAGAGGTACCGCTACATTTGCTGAAATTGCCGCATAAATAATAGAGAATACATAAGGAGAATTATATGGCAATTACAACAATTCAGAATTTGAAGGACGTTCTTAATACGGGCGCCCGTTCAAATTTGTTTAGAGTTACTCTATCTGGACTAACTACAGATTTGAATGAAAATTTTACCTACTTGTGCAAAGCCGCTCAACTTCCAGGCTCCACAGTAGGTATTATTGAAGTTCCATTTGCAGCCGGTAGACGATTCAAAGCGGCTGGAGATAGAACATTTGCTGATTGGACAACAACAGTCATCAATGATTCTAATCACACAATCAGAGAAGCGTTAGAGAATTTACAAAAAGAATACGGTACTACAGACTACAACTCAACAACATCTAAAACACGTACTGGAGGAGATGCAACAGACTTCTCCAGTGTTTTAGTTGAACAGCTTAATCAAGCAGGTAATGTAGTTTATTCATACACGCTAGTTAACTGCTGGCCTAGTGATATCAGTACTATTGACTTATCGTATGACTCTACAGACACGCTTGAAGAGTTTACTGTAACTTGGTCTTACGACTACTTTACATTCGAATAAGGAATAAAAAATGGCAAACGAATTTTTCAATATTAACACATTTAGACAAAAGCTAAATGGTGGTTCAAAAGCAAATCTATTCCGTATTCAGATTGAACCAGAAACACTTATTGATGGTGTAGACTTAAGCAATCTTTCCATTCTATGTAAGTCTGGTGCAATTCCAGCATTTACGTTAGGTATCATTGAAGTTCCATTCAGAGGAAGACGAATCAAGATTCCTGGCGATAGAACATACGCAGATTGGACAGCAACATTTGTTAATGATGATTCACAAAACATTCGCAAGTCTTTCGACAACTGGATGAAAAACATCATTGATGTTGATGGCGAAAATGCATTAAGAGATGGCACAGATTCATATCGTTGCAAGATTACTGTTAATCAATTAAGACCTGATGGTACAGTTTCTAGAGTGTATGAGTTGTACGATGCATTCCCAACAGATGTTTCTGCTATTGACTTGTCTTACGACACTACAGATGCAGTTCAAGAGTTTACTGTTACATTCCAATATCACTATTTGGACGTTGGCGCAACTTCTGAGTCTGGTAGCGATGCTGATGTTCCAGCTTCAAGCGTATCCGGTTAAAAAGACTTAAATAATGAATTTTACGCAACATAAATAATTGCGTAATAGTTGTCAATAATGGGGGCTATTACGCCCCCATTTCTTTTTAGAGAGACTCAAATATGGCGATAAAACTTTTTGGATATAAGATTGGTAAAGATGATGTTGAATCAGAACAGTTAAAATCGTTTGTCACACCTACCGATGATGATGCGGCAGTATCGATTTCAGGTGGTGGTGTATACGGTACATACATGGACCTTGAAGGTCAGATTAGAAGCGATGCCGACTTAATTAAAAAATATCGTGAGATGGCACTTCAGCCAGAATGCGATGCGGCAATTGAAGACATTGTTAACGAAGCATTAGTATTTGAAGATGGTGATTATCCAGTTCAAATCATTTTGGATAAACTTCAACAACCCGAATCAATTAAGAAAATGATTCGTGATGAGTTTTACTATGTAATGAAACTACTCGACTTCAACAATCAAGGCTACGATATTTTCCGTAGATGGTATGTTGATGGACGCTTGTACTATCACATGTTGATTGACGATAAGAATCCTAGAGCAGGATTGAAAGAAGTTCGTTACATTGACCCACGTAAGATTCGTAAAGTTCGTGAAGATAAGAAGCAACCTAATAATCCAGGAATAGCAAATACGACACAAAAATATCACGAATACTTTATGTATTCGGATAAAGGATTTTCTAGAGATGGCACACAAGGTATTAAGATTGCAGTAGATGCAGTCTGCTATGCAAACTCTGGCATCACAGACAAAGATGGTAAGATTATTGTTTCACACTTACACAAAGCAATCAAGCCACTCAATCAATTACGTATGCTTGAAGATGCAACAGTCATCTATCGTATTTCAAGAGCACCAGAACGTAGAATCTTTTACATTGACGTAGGTAACTTGCCTAAGATGAAGGCAGAACAATACTTACGTGAAATCATGCAGAAGTATAAAAACAAATTAGTGTATGATGCAAACACTGGTGAGATTCGTGACGATAGACGATATCAAACAATGCTTGAAGACTTTTGGTTGCCACGTAGAGAAGGCGGTAAAGGTACAGAGATTACTACACTATCAGGTGGACAGAATCTCGGAGAGATTGATGATGTATTGTACTTTCAAAAGAAAATGTTCAAGTCATTGAATGTTCCAGTTTCACGCTTAGAAGCTGACACAGGATTCTCTTTAGGTCGTGCTTCTGAAATTACTAGAGATGAATTGAAGTTTGGTAAATTCATTTCACGTTTGCGCTTACGTTTCTCTATTCTATTTGATAAGATGCTTGAGACACAGCTTCTTCTTAAAGGCGTTTGTACCCGTAAAGAGTGGGAACAAATGAAAGAAGAAATCAGCTATGATTATCAATCAGACGCACACTTTGCAGAATTAAAGAACACCGAAATTATGAAAGAGCGTTTAGCTATTCTTTCAGACATTGACGGATATGTCGGAAAATACTTCTCTATAAATTATATCAGAACAAACATTCTACATCAGAGTGAAGATGATATTAAACAAATGGATGAAGAGATGGAAGAAGACAAAGCAAGAATGGATGAAGAAGGTATATCTCCAGAAGACTTACCGCCTCCTCCACCACCGCCTCCACCACCACAACAAGTTGTTGTTAGCGTGAAGAAAGAAGAAACTGAAACTAGAATAATTGATGACGCAGACCAAAGAGAATTGGCTAAGTCTATGACTGCATTTTTTGGAACACTAGTTGAAGAGGCCAAGGGTGACAAAGAAGGAAACTAATCTTAGCGGCACTCTCAGCGAAGCAGTTTCTGTTGCAACATCTGTAGCATATACAAGACAAGAGATACAAAAACTCAAAACAGAGTTAGTATCTCTTTTAGAAAAGAAAACTACAGAGGTAATCGTTGAGCAAGTTGCTGGTCCTGTTGGACCACGTGGACCCATTGGCGCAACTGGCGCACAAGGTCCTAAAGGCGACAAAGGCGAACGTGGAGAAAAAGGCGAAGTTGGTCCCCAAGGTAATATGGGACTTGATGGACTGCGTGGAGAAAAAGGTGAAAAGGGCGACAAAGGCGAACAAGGCGACATTGGTCCTCAAGGCATTGCTGGTGAGCGTGGACCTCAAGGGCTGAAAGGCGATAGGGGCGAAGATGGCAAAAATGGTCTGGACGGAAAAGATGGACAAGCAGGCGCAATGGGTCCCGTTGGACCAGCCGGAGGACAGGGTCTTCAAGGTGAGCGAGGTCCCAAGGGTGACACCGGTGAGCGAGGAAAAGACGGACAGCAGGGAATTCAAGGACCAGTCGGACCAGCAGGACCACAAGGTGAAATCGGACCACAAGGCATTCAAGGTGTTGCAGGTAAGGACGGTAAAGACGGAGACATAAAACCCGTTGAAGAAAAGTTTCAGAAGTTCATTGAGAATGTTCAGAGAGATGTTAACGCATTTAAAACTAGAGTCAATGCGACTATACTTAAGAGTGGTCCGAACGATGCATGGAAAGCAACTGGCTCTGGTGAAGTTAATTTACGTTACTTAGATGACGTTGATAGAGACAGTATCACAGATGGCTATGTTCTATCTTATGATGAAGCATCAAAGAAGTTTGTATTCGTTGAAGGTGGTACGGGTGGTGGTACAGTAGATACTCTAGCAAGAGCAAGAGCAAACTCTGCATGGTACACAGCAAACTTAGCGTATTCACAAGCGAATACATCTTCAACACTTGCACAGGCTGCCTATGATGCGGCAAATACAAAGTCAACTTTTTCTGGTTCTTATACCGACTTAAGTAATAAGCCAGACCTTACAGTATATTTGACTAGCGCAAATTTGACGCCTTATGCAACAACTGCTACTACAAACACAATTGCGACAAATGTTGCTAGTGCTTGGTCGACTGCTAACACAGCAAACTCTATTGCAGTATCTGCTTTTGCACAAGCAAATGCCGGAGTTGCTCAAGCATCTAGTGCGTTACTCAGAGCGATTGATGCAAACACTCTAGCGACAAATGCATTCAGTAGAGCAAACACAGCATATGCACAAGCAAATACTGCTACAACTCTAGCACAGTCTGCTTATGACTATGCTAATACAATTGTTGTTCCAAGTTTGAGTGGTTATGCAACAAACACTACTGTCAATCTGGTTTGGTCAACAGCAAACAATGCCTATGCACAAGCCAACACTGGTGGTGCCGTTGGTACTGATAACGTGGCACGTTCAATTGCTAATAGTGCATTCTCTACTGCTAACTCTGCATTTGCAAAAGCAAATACTGGCACCAGTCAATTAGTCAACGATGCTAGTACAGTTAGTCTTAGTGCAAATGGTAACTTAACAGTAGCAGGACCAATTATTGGATTAGGAAATTCTAAACTAGACTTTACTACTTACGGTTCTAATAGCGTATATCTAACAACCACTAGTGATGATTCTACTGCATTGTTTATGGGCTTAGCATCGGCTGAATTATACGCTGATACAACTGTTCAAATTAGGACAAATACCGCAGGAGTATCGAAAAACTGGACATTTAATACAGATGGTAGCACAACACTTCCAGGCACAGTTGATATAACTTATACTCCAGACACAGCAACTGGTTCTGCTATAACAATCAATGGCGCTAACACACAAGGCGGCACAGGATACGCAGACTTCTTAAAAGTCACAAACACTTCTGGTGGTGCAACTAATCCTAACAAAACATTCCGTTTGAGTAGTGCTGGTGCGGTTGAAGTTATCAATAACGCATATAGCGCAACCTTAATGTCGTTGAGTGACGCAGGCGCAATGAGTACTGCACTTCCATATCAAGTTGCAGGTAAGCAAGCAGTCAATGGTCCTGCATTCTCTGCCTATGCGGCCGCTATTTTACAAACTATTCCAAATGCGGCACTAACCAAAGTCCTGTTTCAAACAGAAGAATTTGATACCAACAGCAACTA